AGCCGCGAAGTAAGCGCACCGACCGTTTCGACACGGAGACTGTTCGGAACCAGCTTCACCTTGGCCGCCGGTTTGACGAGTTGCACCGACGCGCCGGCCGACACCCACGGGCGTAGATGCGGACGGCACTCGATAACGCTAGTATTGCCCAGCCCCGTCGCCGTCTTGCTCTCGAGGAACATCACCAAGGCAACCCGCGAGGGCGAGCCAGCCGTGATCTGGGCGTAGGCGCCCCACGGCACCTCAAAGCCCGCAGGAAGGCCCGACAGCGCAATTTCCTTGCGGTTTGAGCCCACCGATCCGATGGTGATTGTTGCGCCGGCCAGAGCCTCGCCCTTCGGGTCAGTCTCCGGGTACTTCGCAGCCGGGTTGTAGAGCATGAAGCTCTGGTTCGAACCGTCGAGCGCGAGGAACCGCGCCCGCCACTTCTCGATCTTGTGGTGATAGATTTCACCGGTCTGGCACTCGCCTTCCCAGAGCATCGGCCCCAGGTCGTGTGACAGTCCTTCGCCTGAAGCGAGACCCGAGAACTCCTGTTGGTAGACGGCATTCCACGCAACGGACTCGATGCCGAGCAGGTCGACGAGGTCAGGTAGAGCGAGTGGAAATGTAAACGCCATCGCCCTACCCGTTCACGACAAGCTGGTTGTTCTTCAGTTCATAGACCCGGCTCGGAAGTGTCTTGCGGTCGTAATAGTCGAGCGCATCCGAGATGGCGGACGTCATTTGCTCTTGAGACAGCCCTGCTCCATGGATGTGAACATTGACCGGGCCGCGCGGGCTGTTCTGGTTTGCAGCCATGGCCATGGAGGGGCCATTCGGGATCACCTGCGCGCCAGTAGGCAACCGAAGTAGCTCCGGACCACGCTCACCCACCCACGAAAGCCCGCCGCGAGCAACCGTGCCGCCTTCCGCCATGCCAGGAATGCCAAAGATGCCGGTGCCCCCGAAGCCGCCCACCACACCCCAGCCTGCGCCGAGGCTGTTGCCAATGCCGCCAAAGAGGCCACCAAACAGCATGTCGAAAAGGCCGTTGCTGGCCATTCCGAGCAAGCGGTTGGCGATGTTATCGAGGGCGTTCGATGCAGCCAGCCCAAAAGATTCCCAGATGGACTTGCCATCCTGAAGGCCACTCTTCAGGTCGCTGAAGAAGCTTGAGAAGGTGCCGCGGTAGAATTCCCATTCCTTCTGTGCGGCTCGAGCGGCGTCCGTCAGCGTTCCGCCTAGGGAACGAGCATCGTCGTTCGCCGCCTTTGTGGCGCCGCCAAGCTCTTCCATCTCTTTGCGAGTGGTGGCGATCTCCTGCGCCCGCCCGGAGATGGCTCCGAACATCTCGCCCATGATGTCGCGCTGGTTGAGCGCGCCGACCGTGTTGGCGTAGCCCTTCCAGGCGTCGTTGTAGCTGTTCTGGGCGGCAGTCCCGCCGAACTCGATCTTGCCGAAGTTGACCGGGGCGATAGCGCCGATGACCTCCTGCCCTGCCACCTGATTGATGGCGCTCGACAGCGAGTTGAGATTACCGATGACCGAATTTACGCCGCCAGCGATGGCATCCGCAAGCCCCTGTGCTGCCATCTGGCCCGCAATCACGAAAGCGGCGGGGAGCGTGGACACACTGGTCTTCACATACTCGATCGATCCGACAATAGTCCGGATGATCCAGTTGCCGGCATCCTTCGTGGCCTTCACGACCCAGTCCCAGGCAGTGGCGAACCAGCCCCCGATTAGTTCGACGGCAGGCTGGATAAATGTGTAAATGCCCTCCGAAACGAGTTGCCAAATCGCGAGGGCTGTATCGCCAAAGCTCACGGTGACATCGGAGGCCTTGTTGATCTCGTGGGTGAGACCGGCGACGGCCACGCCAACCGCGCCAACAACTGCGGCGAGCGGCCAGAAACGTGTGACCAAATTCTTGGCCAGATCGCCTATGGTACGCAGCGCGGGGCCAAGACCACCCTGAAGAATCTGAGAGCCCTGCTGCATTGCGACCATGGCTGGGTTCATGCCTGAGGCAAGCGACACCGCCACGTCGTTGAGCTGATAGATCATCATCGTTCGCTGCTGCATGCTCGAGCGAATGACGGTGTTCTGTGCAGCGAGCGCGGCCGTGTGAGCCTGGGTGGCAGCCGTAGCGACCTTCTGCCCTGCTGCCTCAGCCTGAGACGCCCCGGCAAGCTGCCGTGCCGCCGCCGAGGCCTGCCCTGCCGCGCCAGTGAGCTGGTGCAGCGAGACAGTGCCCTTCTCGACCTGCGACGAGTCCACTGCGAGGCCAAGGCGTGCCACGTCCATGTCAGAACCTCATTGGAAAAGTGCGTCGAAGAGTTCGGGCGTCAGTTCACGACCGCTCATGGTCGACTCGGTGGTCGGTGCCGGCGGTTTGTCGCGACAGGCCGAGAGGAAAGCGGCGTCCATGGCTCGGAGCGCCCGCCATTCGGCATTGCGGGGCACGGAGTTGGTCAGGGACGCCCATTCGGCCATTTCCCGCCACGACAGCGCCTGTGGGCCGGAAAAGCCTTCCTGACGCCCCTGTGAGAGTTCAACGAACCAGTGCCAGAGATATTCGCGACCCCAAGGCAGGACCGGTTCATAACTGGGCGCAAGAACCGCCGATCTAACGATCTGACAGAGCTCGTCTGTCAGCTCCTGGTAAAATTTGCGATGTCGCGAGCAGCCCCCACGACCTGCGCATAAATCCAGGGCTCCTTCTTCAGGATTGCCTTGATCGTCGCCGGGTCATTGTCGGGCTTTGCCTTCTCGTAGGTGTTCGAGCCCCAATCCCACGAAGCGATGTAGGACACGGCCTGGTCGAGTTCGTTCTGCTCGACGGTGTCTGATGCGATCAGCTTCCGCTTCTGCTGCTTGGCCAGAATGTCGTCGGTCTGCTTGCGCACCACCTCGACGGCAGCTTCGGCGCCGGCGGAGCGGATCTTAATCTTGATGCCGAGCGGTGCGCCTGTGGCCGGATGCTCAAGGTCGAGCTCGAAAAGCGTCTCGGTAGAAACGAGGCCTGCGATATCCATTAGGCGCCTCCCACCGGGCCGCCGGTGGCAGCAGCAGCCACGCGGACAGTGTTCTTGAACTTGACCAGATCGACCGACATCAAGCCCATGGTGTTGGCTTCGCCGCCCTGCTCCACCGGCTCCTTCACATAGGCCGCGAACAGGCGCACGCTGCCGTGGGGGCTCGCACCCGTCGGCGCGTCAGGGAACTCGATCAAGAACGCGCGGAGCTTCTTGTCGCCGGCAGCAGCAAAGAGCGCGACCTGACCGGGATCGGCCGGCAGCACGCCAAACGTGTTGGACATGACGCCGGGGTTCTTGGTCCCCATCTGGACGTCGTCATAGTCCTCGTTGATGAACGGCGTCGTGATCGTCGCCTGGTCACCGCCGAGCGAGCCCATGGACTGCCACTTGCCGATCGCGCCCCAGTCCGCGTCGGTGATGGCGGGGAAGTCGGCGGCCACGAGTAGCCCGGTATCCGGGGGCACAAAGACGTCGGCGTGCATATAGATCTTCCGGCCAGAGACCGGGAACGACTGGCTCATGATAAGCTCCTGTTGAGGTTCTAAGCCCAGCACTCGAACGGAATGAGCACAGGCACCAGCACGCCCGGAGGCGTGGTTTCGATGAGCGCCGGTGCCGGGGAAGCATCGGCGGTGATGCGGACCGTCAATCCGAGCGCGTGGTTGAGCTTGAGATCGGACGGAAAGTGGTTGGCGACTGCTCCCGCGATGTCGTCGATACGCGTGCCTTGGTTCAGGCCATCGCGAATGTTGACCTGAAGATAGCCGAGACGCCGATGCGGGCCGTCGCTATCGATGAACACCCGATTGACGGTGTTCGGCACATAGCGCGCTTCGAGATACCGATTACCGGCAGGGGGCGTGTAGTTGAGATTCGGCCACGCGACAGGATGCACCGGCGCCAGCACCAGCGTAGCCAGACGGGCGAACAGGGCTTCCTTGATCGCCCCTTCCACGGTTGTGGCCATGCTGATACCTTCCCGGCCCATGGCCGATGACAAACCGCTCAACGACAACCAGGTCCACGACCGCCTTCACGCGGCCCTGGAAGCGCTTGGCACTGCCGATGGCGAAACCATTCATGGCGATACGGCGCTGAAGACCGCGCGCCGATCGCTAGTGCTTTTGCAGTTGGGCGTCTTGACCTCTCAGGCCAAGGGCGACGCGGGCAACGACAACGTCAAAGACCCAGTCGAGCCCTGACCTCTGCCGCCTTTGTGGCGACGATCTGCTCCCAGCGCTGTGCGACCATGGAGACCCACGGCCTGCCCGGGCGACCGTTGGCGCCGTAGTGGACATGGGCGGCGTAGTTGGCCGTGTAGCCAAGGTAGAGCACGTCACCAGCCTCGGCGCCGGCAATGACCAGCACGATTTCACTCATGCCGTCAGCGCCGGGCCCGCCCGGGTTCTCTCGGGTCAGCACCGGCATAGCCGTGGTGGAAGCCATGAGGCTGTTGCGCAGGAAGCCAGTATCGATCGGCACCAGCGAATTGAGTTCGGAGACGAGCTCTTGCGCCGCCTCCTTGAATAGCGAATCGAAGGCGCCCTCGACCTGTCGCGCCCATTCCGCAACTTGCGCTTCAAAGGTCTCGGCCAAATAAACCATCCTAGATAGTCACTGAGCATTCCCGCGTGACAATTTTCGAGATCCACCCGATAGTAACCGCAACAGGGGGACTACTCATGAAAATCGCAATCATCATCCTTGCAAGCATTGCCATGACAGCGTCGGCTCAAGCTGCTTGCTACGGCACGGGCAATTTCCGCACCTGCTACGATACCAACGGCAACACTTACAACGTTCAGAAATTCGGCAACCAGACCATCACGCACGGAAGCAACGCTTCCACGGGATCCACTTGGTCTCAAACCGACACGACGTTCGGGAACACCACGATCACCAACGGCCAGGCCGCTAACGGCAATTCGTGGAACATGACCCAGCAGAACTTTGACAGCGGCTTCAAGACCTATAGTGGCACGGATTCGAACGGCAATTTGTTCAGCGGAAGCTGCACTAGGTTTGGTTGCAATTAATACTCATGCCGCCCTTCGGGCGATGAACTGGGCAGTGTAATCGATGCGGTATTCGAGGCCGCAGCGGCAGCCGGACGTTTCGCTGATCGGAGCCTCGGGATCGCCGGGAAAGCGAAGCGTAGCGCCTGACGGGCTCTGGAACGACTGATAGAAGCCCACCTCATCATTGTTCAGCGCCCGATGGGTGTGCCTCACCCGATTGTCGCCGGCAGACCGCCAGCGCTTCGTGACGAATGCCGCGTCCACCTTGCCGGACAGGATTGCCTGGCGCATGGCATCGTCTCGCGACTTCCCCAGCGCCATCATGGTTTCGGTGCGGCTCAGCATCTCACCGCGGAGAGCCAACAGGCGGTCGGCGTACCTTCCAGCAATGCGATTGACCATCTCCTTGTCAATCGCCCTGCCCTCCGCAATCGCGTTGCGGATAGCGGCATCGAAGCGCTTGTCTCTCCGCTCTCTCGTCAGGTAATGCCTCAACAGATCGGGCTCGCCGCTGAGCAGTTCCTGTCGCGCGGCGGAGACAAACCGCTCCTGAGGCGCGGTGAGTCCGATCAACCCGCCTGTCCGGTTATTTGTGGCTCGCGAGGTGCGGCCGATGATGTCGAGCGCTGTCGTCCTCGGATTGTTGCCTTGCGCCAGCCCCTCAGTCAGGGCCACTCGGATGGCTTCACGCTGGTCATCAACGATGCGCGTGACCAGTCGGGCGCTATGGTCGCGCAGCCAAGCCTCAGCCTCTGGATTGCGCACGCCGAAGCGGAAGGCGATGCGGCTGCCGTTCGGATCGCGCAGGACGATCGAACCGGCCATGTCGATGCCGCCAGCATTGTAGGCCTCGCCGATGGCCAGTTCGAGCCGCCCGAAGGCGTCGGCTTCGATCTGCAGAACGTCGATAGCCCCGGCGATGTCGCCGCGCTCCAGGCGCTCGACCAAGCGCTTGAGAACGATCTGGTCCTTGATCTCGTCGATAGCCGCGAGAAAGGCGTCACGGATCAGCGGTTCGTACTTGTCGAGAAGCTGTTCGAAGCTGGAGCGATTTGACATGATGCAGATATGCTCACTGCTGACAGTTATTTCTTCGTCTATCCGAAGATCGGGTTCGCCGAGCTGGCGGGCTATGCGGCAAAGATGTTCCCACATGCACTGCTAGATGTGACGGACTGGAACCTTGTCGATGATGAACCATGCTGGCTAGTTGAGTGCAGTCCTGACCTCGGATTGGCCTTCATTGTTAAATTCGGTCCGCTACTTAAGCCTTAGGTCGCCAAATCCAGGTCGTAGAGTACCGCCACACCTGCCGGCGACAATGGCCTCACGGTCATGATCTCTTCCCATGCCAGCCCGGCATCGGTATCGGCATCGACATAGTCGAGCGCCTGACCCAACATGATCTTGTCGTCGTCGCTCGGCACCACTCCTGCAGCGCCTGAAATGGTTATGGTCCGCTTGGTCTGGCCGATCAGCGTGCCGTTGACGTCCCGCAGTTCCTTGTCGGACTGAAGGACGATGACCTTATGATAGGTCGGTGTACCGTTGGGCGGCTCCCATGGCTGAGGTGGCGGGCCACTGGGGTCTTTGCGGATCGTGGCCGACTGCTTCTCGGGCTCGTTCACGTCGGCGATGGACTGAAGCGCCCCTTCGACCTCGGCGGCGATTCTGGACCAGTCTTCAGGCAACATCGCATGACCTCGGGCCCACTGACCGGAACATGAAGCCAGCGGCGTCAGGATCGGTGATGTATGGCCAGAACAGCGCATCGATCAGCGTGGAGACCGGGAACGAGGCATAGACGCCCGTGGCGCTGCCCACGACCGTCCACTTGATGCTGTCAACGGCGGTCAAGACCTTCTGCTCGGCAGCGGTATAGGTCTTGCTGAAGAAACCGGGCGTCTTGAGTTCGATCGAGGCCGCGATATAGGCTGCCTCCTCGACCAGAGGCAGGTCCGAACCGGGCGGCACAAAGTCCACGCCATAGCCCGCCAGCAGGTTCGGCACATAGCGCAGGCGGATCATGTCGGAGGCGCGCGTCAGGGCTGCTGTGGCCAGAGAGTCCGTGGCAGCCGTGGGAGCGTTGTCGCCTCGCGCCATGGCATATGCGCGCCATCCTGCAATCGTGCCGTACATGGCGCGCTCCTGCCCTATTCAGCCTTGGGGTTATCAGCGATGAACTTCGCCTTGTCGTCATCGGACATGGCATCGAAGCCAGCGACGGCATCGGCGCGCAGGTTCTTGGTCACCGCATTGCCATCGGCGTCGACAATGGCATGCCAGCCGGCCGACTGTTCCTTGACGGCATAAACCTTGGGATCGTCATTGGTGACGGGCGTCTTTCCTTCGGTCTTGCCGATAACGCGGTAGCGACCGGCCCAGCCAACAGGGGCCTCCTTGACCGTCAGTTCGGTGCCGATGGGGATTTCGCCTTTCGCGCCATAGATGCCGCCGGCCGTGATTTCGATCTTCATGATGATGGTCCTCGGTGTCAGGGGATGGGCATACAAAAAGGGCCGGCGCGAGCCGACCCTTCATAATGTCCACCGGCCAGCGGCTTAGCTGTCGATGTCGGTCGAGTAGAACACGCCAGAGCGGTTGTTGAAGTCGGCCCGGATTTCGATGCCCATCGCGCCCATGATCAGGAACTGATAGTTCTCGGTCGGCATGGTGCGGGTCACGGCCTGGGTGTTGACGGCCATGCCGATCAGCGGGCGGATATATTCAGCGTTCGGGACGAAGCCGAAGAACTGGTTGCCCGAAAGCTCGAAGCTGACTTCGATCTTGTTGATG